TCATCAGCTTCAGTGTATACGTCCGGTTCAGTAATATCCTCAATGTCCATGATTCCAACTCTCTCATTCTTAGGGTTGAGTCTCTTCGTCATGAACATCGAACGAGCATACTCAAGAACTTGTATGGGTAATGGGATCGCATGCTCCCTTACTATGTTAGTGATAGATTGATCTACATAATCTTGTTGAGACCCAGAAAAACCTGCATCCCCAAACTGGAAGAACCCTTCCAACTCATGAGTGAGTTGCTTCCCTGCCAGCTTAACCCTGATAGGGAGTGGGCATTTAGTTAGGTAGTCTGGGTGGTCTGGGTCAGTAATTGTCTTCTGATACCCAATCCCTACGGTTCTGTTTACTCTACTTCTAGGCATGGGATGTATATCCTTTCTCCACGTTCCCAACGAAAATGTCTGAAAATATCGTTGGGGGCATTTTCATACATGAATTCTTGTTCTGTATGCTCAGTTGCTATGTCATTAAGCCAGATAGGTCTTCGTGATCTGCGATATCTAGCAAAGTTGGATATGTCGTACTTGTAGAAGTTGCGGTAAGCAGTAACCGTATCCTCATGCTTGTACTCATCCGGCATGCATTGAGGTGGTTCCTTAAACTTACCCTTATGCCCTGAATATTGATGAAGAGGTATGGGTGAGGTTACATTCCAGATTGAGTTACTGAAGAATGCCCACTTGTATTCGATATCAAACGGTGACTTGAATCTTTTCTCAGTCTCATGTGTCTTTTTGTATCTACTCTCATACTCAAGACACAAAGCATCATACAAACGAACTAGATATTGATAGTGCCATCTTGACTGTCTCACCCAGACAGCAGACGGGTGGTCTACATGGGTGGATTTGTAGCACAACTCAAGGATCTTCTTGCAGTCAGGACGGAGTGTCCACTTGAGTTCTGATTCAGTCCCATAAGGACAGACAGGTTGATGCTCAGCAAACCATCTCCATGTAGTAGATAAGAGTTGAGCATACTCAACGATCATGCTAACTACATGCTGATCGCAATGATAGTTCGCTGAGATGTGAGGTTCTGTGTCTAAATAAAAGATGTTCATTAGATATCCTCCGAGTAATCAGATGAACTAAATCCCTTATGCTCTGGGGTAAGACCATCCTGCCCCAGAGCACTAAGGTTGGCTTTGTTACTAAAAGTCGAAGAGGAAGATGTAACCTTCGTGATCTTCCCCCCATTCTTGAGATACTCAGCGACAGCCTCATCAACTTGTTCATGAGTTATATCATGCAAGTTTGCACCTCCCCTATTAGGTCGGACAACTGGGCGTACTACATCAAGATACTTACGATTTAACTTGGCTCCAGACTTCTCAATAGCCTCGTCAAGTTCCGCAAGGGTACTAGCTCTGCGGTCGGTCATAACTCCTTCTCGGTCCCTTGTTAAAATCAACTTGGTCCCGTATCTCAAGAAGCCTGAGTCTCGCAGACTCATCAGGATGCATGTGTTCAGTCTGCCCCTTTAGGACAAAGCGTATCTCACGCATGTAAGGTCGGTCGAGACCACCGTCTCCCCCGTTCACCTTGCACATCCGTTCATCAAACTCAACGTAGATGGTCCCTTTCGTTTCGGGATCTCTCATTGATTCCTTCGGGTCATCCGGGGTCCAGAACAAGCTTGCCCCAAAAGCTTCTCTACGATGATCGTCTGTACGTATGACGTTACGTCTATCGAGAGCCTCATACGCATACTCCCAACATCGAGAGAGTGCTTTCGGGTTCTCATGCCAGTCTCCAAACTCATTGTGAAGCAAAGAGTTATAGTGTCTGCCATCCTTGAACCCGATCACGGCATTCCAGATGTTGACAAGTCTACGATAGTTTGCTTCGATCTCTTTCCCAGAGTTGCGCATGTTGGTGACAGCAACCTTCAGCCCAAGCACAGTAGTTGCTTGCGACTTATGCCATGCACCCCCATAGAAGTAAGTGTTAAAGCCATAAGACTTAACATCATTCATATTGGATGCGCTCATGGGTAGAGCATAAACCTTGACCTCTTTGATCTTAGGTTTCATGTTGCCGAATCCCTGAACGATCTGAGCTTTCATCGTTTCAGCTCGCAGATCTTTCGCAAGGACTCCTTCCAGTTCTACAATCATAAGCTAGTTAGGTACGTGAATCACCTCACCAAAGGGAGGATCAAATGAAGGGTTATCATCCCAGACAATCCAGTACACCGGATAAGGGGGTACTATCTTGGGGAATCGGTTGCAGTATCCGTCAGTGATATAGACAAGTGCTCGTAAGTCTATACCCTCTTCTCTGATGTGACGGAATACAGGTCGGTAACTTGTACCCCCACCACCCTTCCACTTGGGACTGATGGGAAAGTCATGATGTACAAAGTGTTCAGAGTGCTGAACTTCTGCATCACAAGAGATACAGGTTACTTCCATATCATAGGTATTACCCAACCCGTTAAGCTCAGCCGTGAACTCATCGAGTGTCGGTTGATCGACGGACCCACTTGTGTCAGTAGCCCATCCGATGTGACCGAGACTCTCACCCTGAAGTGAGGGAAGGTAGATACCCTGCCAGATATGTCTTCTGTTCGGGGGGAACCATTTGTAGTCCCGCTTTGCTTTACTTGCCAACTTCGCACGGATGATTTCAGTCCAGTTAAGTTTCGGATTCAGAAGATCTTGAACAAACCTTTCAAGTCCTGACGGCATACTGCCCTGCATTTTCGCAGCTTGAAATGCCTGTGCTATCGACTTCTGAACACGGGCTTCTTCCTGTCTGATCTGTTCCTCAGACAACCCAGGGAACCCGTCTGGTCCGTTACCCTCTTGCGGAGGACCATCACCCTGAATGGGAGGGGGATCACAAGTACCCGTGGGTAGATCCCCAGGTTCTGGGATCTCTTCCTTTCGGTTCTTGTATTCCCCATCAAGATAGCGTACCCCTGCTTCGAGGGTCATCTTTGCTACCTTGAAGAACTCTTCATGTCCACCGATCCAGTTGTTCGGTAGGACCCCATCCGGAGGTATCTCAAATCTGTGTTCAAGGCACATGTTATTAACGATCATGTCCATCACGATCTGAGCTATCTTCGGGTCCATCCAAGGGGCGAGCCTGACATGGTGCATGAGCATGACATGAAAAATCTCATGCGCCATGACACCTGTCTGCTCTTTGCGAGTTAGGCTTTCAAAGAATGTCTCATTGACACCGATCTCATACCCATTCGTGTATGCGGTAGGCTTGGTGTTGTCGATCAACAACCCAAGACTTGTTGCTAGAGTCCCTATAAAACAGTGATCCAGCAATAGTCCAACACGAACTTTAGTGAGAGTGTCAACGCTCACCTTGTTTGCCAACTTGTCTCCTTAGAGAATGGTTTTCGAGTGCATGTTCGCCCAATCGAGATACTCGGGACACTCGGTGAACCCATCGATCTCTCTCACGCAATCACGCATTAAGACAACGCTAAATTCAGCAGGCAATCTCATCGCATACTTGATGACTTGTCCTGCATTCTTATCATTCGACTTGTTGAACAAGCCACAAATGATAGCCCAGTTAAGGTGAGCGTCCTTCACCTCATAGACTGGGGCTGTTTCTGGATTCTTAATAAGATCATCCAGATCAGGGAGTTTCTTGTAGTAATCAAGAAACCCAACGAACTCGACCCCTGGCCCATCGCCAACACAATTCTGGGCCATGCGGAGAAACAGATCGTCATTGAACTTCATGTTGTCACCTTCCCATGCCTTCATAAGATCACTGACATAAGTCCATGTTCTCATTGATGCAAAGGTCAGCTCAGGATTCTGACTGTCATAAGTCATCATCAGTTCAGGTCTCCAGCGAAGGAAAGCCATCACCTCAAGACGTACACCAGTCTTGAAACCGTGGTTACAGAAGTCATCGACAGTAGGTTCAACCAATATGTGATTGGCAAACCTGTTAGCGACAGGTCCGGGAACTTGGTAGGTGACTCCATTATCGCAGTCACGGTTCCCAAGAGCCCACACAGCCCAACCATCGGGCAGTTTGTAAGACCCAATCCGTCTGTCAAACAGCAACTCATAAAGAGAAGCTAATACCGCAGGGAGTGCTGAGTTCAACTCTTCTAACAAGAGAAGACCGTGCGTCCCGTCCCGCTCAGCGTCTGGGAAGACATCAAAGGGACACCAACTAGAAACCTTGGTATCCACGTTGACATAAGGCATCCCCCTGACATCGACCGGATCTAACTGACTTGCTCTCAAGTCAATCATTCCAAAGTCAGGGTTGACCTTACGCTTATCTTCCACAAACAGATGGCAAGTCGTGGACTTAGCTGCACCACTACCACCCCAGAAAAAGACAGGCTTTCTCGTTGTGTATAGTGAGGGCAGTACAGTCTTGACTTGATCTAAAGTCATACTCTGCATGTACTCTCCGTTGTGGTTGATTAATTGATGTGAGTTGAGTCGATGTGACTTGACTCACTGCCACGAACAAGTCTATGCATCGCCTCATGTAGCTCGATAGCCTTGAGGTCTTGCTTAGACAACGGTTTGTCCATCAAACCAGTCGTGACTGCAATGTGATCTGCTAATAACCTAGACCTTAGACCACCTTGCTTTCGTTTAATGACGAGCGATCTGAGCACTCTCATTAAGCGAATTGGTATGGTACGTAATAAAGTAATCATAAATAGTTATGGTTTAAGGTAGTATCATCCCCCAATCACTATTCAGAACCCCAAAAGCCCTACTCTTGTACTCTATCGGGATACTGCATTGGAATCGTGACTCCCCTCCACTTGGTCCGACAACTGTGTAACATAAGATGTAGGCAACAAAGCTTGAATCTTTAACTTTTTCCAGACTAGCATGCAGTATGGAATCAAAGTCCTGCCCCCACTCTGAGGCAACATAACAATACAAGAGTAACTTCTTATGCTCCTTGATTGCTTCACGATGTGACTCAATCAGATCAATATTCTTCTGCTTGATAGACTTTATATCTCTCATATGTTCTCTTACTGGCTTTATCGTACATATAAGTTATTAAAAAACAGGTTCCTTCCAAAAATGATAAGCCCCAATAGGTCCACTAACATGGAACGGTGGACGGAACCAGTTCAGTTCACAGAAGTCTGGATCTGCTTCCTTGAATACCTTCCCGAGTTCCTTATGAATACTTTGAGCACACCCTTCTGCACTCAACCCACTTCCATCGTTGTATTGTTTAAGTAAGAAAATAAATATTCTTCTATAGTGTTCTGGGTCCATGCTTCCTTTCTTATGAAGATATCAATGGGAACTTGCTACACGGAGTCCACTGTCTATTGTAAGTCTTGGATCTGTCCGAGTAGATAGCACCCTTCCAGCTACGAGCACTCATCATGGTGCTAGTCCAAACCAGTATCTTGTCTGACTTCATGATGTTTATTCTCTCCATAGCGTAGAGCTTGCCTTGTCTCTCAATGACAGCAAACTTAAGTGACTGAGAGTGTTCTATGATGTTCATGCTATGATTCGTTTATTTCTTGTTTGATTAATGCAAATGATTTCTCAAAATTCACGTATGTAAATTGCCCTGGATTTATTTCTATCTTGTTCTCATCTGCCCATTTAAAGAACAGAGCTAAGACTTTTGATCTGAATTCATAATGCATGCAGATATCTTTTATCGTATTAGCATCTTGCTGATGCCGATAACCCCCTATAGGGATAGTGTAGTATCTCAATGATCCTGACTTGTATTGACTAGGACATTCATCATTGAACCGAATACAAAAACCTATATCATTGATTTTATCTTCCATTATAAAGTAGATATCAACCAACTGATGACCATCGTGCAATGTCCCTGCATACTCATGTTTTTCATGATGACACAGGTCTTTAAATTGCTTTGGGTGTAGTTCCATGTGTCCCTTCTAGTGACATATCTGACATGAATGATGTTCTTCTAATTCTTTGATGGCATACTCAAGAGCCTCGACCCATCCCTGATACATACCTTCTTCATAGCTATTACATTGAAGATCTTTTAATTGTTTCAGGCTCTTCTTGTTATTGTAAATCTCATCCCTGTATCTTGAGATGATCTCACCTATCGAATCTAATTTACGATCCATACTTCCTTTCCTGAATGGTTAACTTGTCCTTGAGAGACTGAGCATACTTGCGTGGGTTACCACACAAGAAACATGAACACCGACATGGATGCTCGTGTCCCTTTTCACCATGTTTGAGAGAGTGATAACTCTTACGCTTATTCTTGATCCGCTTTTTCTGATGCCTCGACCAAGCTCTCGATTTCTTCATAAGAATCTTCCATTAATTTATTCATCTCAGGAGTAGTCATTCTTTCCTGCACTTCTTTACTGATCGGTTTTTTTTTCTTAGGTTTCTCGAAAGTCTTGCCTCTGGTTTGAGTCTTAGCATCAGGGTCTACAACTACTGACACCCAAGCCATGTATCGTTTACTCTGAACTTTATTTTTCTCAGCCATTATTCTGAGAGTGTTCGGTGATGCCATGATTCTCCTTAACAAGTTAGGTTGAAGGCTAGGCTACTCGGCATGGTAAGCAACCTAGCCATGTAACCAAGCAGGGTTGTTGCTATGGCTACGATTTCTAAGAAAAAACAACCAGATAACCAACCTATATATAGTTATGTTAATAACTATAAGTAATAACTATACTTATTATATAGGTTGAACATCTGAATAAGTGAGGACATGAAGTCCCCACTTGATCCTTATTATCCCAAGCTTTCAAAGTCCTCCACCTTACTAGCAAGCAGAGCATATTGAGAGATGACGTTAGTCCACTCGTCGAGTTTGGGCATGCTTCTCATCTCCATGTACTGAAGGACTACTTCAGCTAGCTCTTCTGGAGTCTGATCCTTGGTCAGATAGGGAAGCTTCGGTTTCCGCAAAGCACTTCCATCTGCTTTGGTAGTTATTAAGTCTTCTTTGAGGCATATATCCCAGAAGAACTTCATCAACTTGTTCTTGGGATGTTTATTCCCCAAGACCCAACCACATTCATTGCTGAACAAGGCATCAACAAGTTTACGTTTGATGAACTTCTCTTTTGCTTTATCGAAAGCAACATGAGGGTCCATCTCTTCTGTTTCTTCAACCTCATCAGACTCATTCTCAATTGGGAGTTCAGGCTGATCCTCATCAGCTATCGTCGCTTCCATACGAGCATTGAACTCCTCAATTGTTTCAACACGTTGTTCCGTCATATTGAATTAATGAGTTGAGTTGATATGAAATGAGTTGTGTCACTTATCAACAAGTAAACACAACCCACGGTTAAACAGTCGCACGCTTCATGCCGTACCCACCCATCTTATCCATGATCTTCTGGGCTTGTTCAGCAGTATCACTACGCTTGACTGGGTCTTTCTTGAGATCCTTGAAGTCCTCAACCCCACTCGCAAGTTTCGTAAGTTCTTCTCTGATCTCTTCAAGACGATTGTCTCCCCGAAAATTCAGGGATGGAATCCTCTCAGCTATGTCTTTGACATTCCCGACTAAGCTGGATTGGAAATCCTTTGCTGACTTGTCTCCAATGGGGACTGTCAAGGTCTGAGCCATGTGTTGAAGTGGTTTCATGATCTGATCCCACAGATCATGACTCGCAAACTTCTCAATGACATTCTGGTTTTCCTGCTGTTGCTTCTCCATCAATGCCATAGTCTCAACATCGAGAAAAGCACCCCCACTCTTTTTGATATCCCCGAAGGCATCAAAAGAATGGAGTACAGTCAAACCCTCCTTGACTTCATCGACACTTGGGTAGACACTAGCATCGTACTTCTTACCCATACGAGCTTGTTGTCTGGCTTGCCAAGCAGTCTGGTCCTCATATTCCCTCATGAACTTCTTCATGCCATCGAGTGTGTCATCAAGCAGGGTCTTAAACTCCTTTTGGAATTTACCTAACCCCTTCATGCCAACAACTCGGTGAGGTTGCTTACCCTTACCTATCGATAACGTGTGAGCATAGTAGAACTTCTGAAGTTTCTTCAATGGCTCACGATAGATATCCACACAACCATCATCGACAATCTTACGACTAACAGAAACAGTTCCATCAGCCATATCATTGTCAGTCTGAATCTTTTGAGCTTCAGCCTTATCAGGGACTGACTTTCTCAAAGGATCTTTGACTTGCATTGAGATTTTCATCAGGGTCTCAGACAAGCTAACGTGATTTGTCACTGTCACGTTTTCTTTTGCCATGAATGACCTTTATGAAAAGGATTAATAATAAGTTGACAAGTAAACATTGTGTCAACTTGTCACTCAGGCTTGCACCATTGCAAACCAAGTCAGCCAACTCATATATATAGTTGACTGAATCGAGTTGCATGAAGACACACCAACCCTTATCTACACACAAGTATACAAGTAAACATTATCATTGTCAAGACCCACGATACCCTATCCCGAGAGCCTTCTCTTTTTCATTCATCTTCTCATTCCACTTGTCGAGACAGACTCTACTGTTAGTGCGCTTGCACATCTTCCCAAGCCTACGGTGAACAGCGATCACAGTCTCAGCAGGTGTCAGAGAGTCCTCGCATGATAGTTCCTCGAAGATATCGAGCATCTCATCATGCAAGTAGTTCAAATGTCTCCGTTGAAACATTCATCCTCCTAACAAGTTGTGGTGAGTGAGGCAGGATTTGAACCTGCGAAGACAGAGTCCGCCTGATTTACAGTCAGGATGCTTAAGCACTTGCATACTCACCCATTAGTTATCAAAGAACATGTGACAAGCCTACCTTATGAGGAGGAAAGGCAGTTCCCTCAGTAGGCTTGTCGAGTTATCATCTGCTTTTTCAAGATAACTCTAAGAGATGCTCAGGTTGTATCACCAACGCCAGTGATACCATTGCAGACCCCAGTCACCTAAGCATCTCTCAGGGCTATCTCACCCTGCTGATTCAATTGTGCATACTGATTATAGCTTCAATCAGGTCACGTCTCTTGAGCACCTTCCGAGCAATCTGCTCTTTATAGAACTTAATGTCCCCAGAGCAATCGTGTCCGGTGTCCATCTCTTGTTTCTGGGTTATCAATCGGATCAGTTCATCGGTACTGGTTCCTTTTGATACCCAGTCACAGTCAACTACATCATGCATTCATCCCCCTCTATAAACTGATGGCATTTCCTCCAGTTCTGTTATGAGTTGGTCGAAGTGCTCTTGAGCACTCCTTTTAGCGAACATCCCTGAGACTTTGGATGAGGTCTCAGATTCATAATGGGTATAGCAATCATCCAATTTACCATCACGATAAATCTCAAAAGTGCTTGACCCATAACATCGGATCTCAACTCCATCCAAACGATCATCAGTGAAAACAATCGTGGTCTTGATACTCATATCATCTCCCAATTGCTTCATTAGCAAAGTGGTCGAACATCTCACCAATCTCATCATCGAGAGTGGCTATTCGATGCTCATGTCTTGTCAAGAGCATCAGGATTGTCTGGGCTTTCGGTGTATCCCACCACTCATCTTCACGGTCATGCCATGCTGATGTTGGGATCTCCTCTAACCCAATCCCGACTATCAATATCATCATGTCAAAGATCTGTTAGTGGGAGACTTCATTATCTCCAAGACAAGTTGGTGAGCTGATTGTTTCGATCAGGCTGGAGCAGGAAGCTTACATGCTATGCACATCCATCCATCCGCAGTGTACCCATTAGGGTTGGCTCTCAACTTGTCTTGCAGATGACTGATATGGGTCATGATCCTAGTCTCCCAAACATGTTGGTACAAACGACTCCCATGTTGCCCATTGAGGGGTCAGTCAACTCCCCCCATCCAAGGGTAGGGCTATTTTTTTGTGGCAATCACACCACTTCACTTCATCGGGGATTGCCCCCCGACTAGCAAGGGATCAAGCTCGCTCGGTCTTGCAGTATCTCTGATGCTCCGTGAGGAGTTTACAAATCCAATCCTCACTTGCATTCGGATACTCATCCATGTAGTCCTGATCGATGAGCTCAACAAGCTCATCGCAATCAGAACAGATCAATTCATAATATCCATCCATCTTGTCACCAAGTTTGAGTTAACAATCCCTTTAAATAGGTCTCTCAAACTTGTTATCAAACTGATCTATCAGAGCTGAACATTGCTAACTTAATTATTAGTTAAGAAATATTAATACAATCGGTTGTTAGCTTTTTTTACTAACTCTGTAAGAGTATCCGATTCGTCATAGTTCACTCTCGGGAAGTCATCCCTAAATTTGGATGACCGCATTGAGTCAACAACCTCACGGGTATGCCAAGAGGCATCGTCGCTAAGTTTATCCAGAACAAGATTGAAAACCTCTTTCATGGATTTTAACTCAACTGCTTCATCTTCCAGTTCAAGTGACTGAGTGAAGTTATAAAACTTCTCAGCAAACTCATGGCAATAGATATTTTTCGAAAACTTCCGATAAGCAGTATCTATCGCACTCGCTGAAACTGTGTCAATATCAACCCTATTGATTTGGTTAACTTGGATCATAACATGCCTTTCCAAGTTAGCTTATTTCAGCCCTGAAAGATCAGTCTGACTTTACACAGACTTGTTTCTGATTCGAATTTCAAAGATCGAAACGGTAACAAACTGATATAATTACTGGTACTCTCGATAGGTTGTGTGCCCCTTATATACAGGAGCAAGACGTAACATATCAGTTGGGATAAGGGTTCTGCGGTCATCCCTAGAAACTTGGATGTTCCGCTTGTTTTGAAGTTTCGAGACAGCTCGAACTTCTGATTTATTCCGCCCACATCCGTGGGGGAATCCTGCCTTGCCAGCTAAAGCTGAGCTCTGCCAACCCCTCCTGTAAACTGAGGAAAGTTTTATGTCACCAGTTGGTAGTTTTGAAATATCAACCGGAACATAGACTGGCTTTTTTAGACCCGAAGTGAAGATATGTTCAGGAAGAGACTCGAAAGTCTCCCTGACATGTCTCCGTATCTTTCGGCTAGCCCGCTCAGGATTGAGTTTACGCTCAACCTGAGCATGAGCCATCCGCATTGCTTCTGAATGGCTAACATCAGAAGATCGGAATATCTGCCAGCTCAGCTTCATGACAAGACGAGACCTTTCAGCCCTTGCCATAAAACCCCCTTCGATTCAAATTTCTAAGATCGCAGGACCATGCTGTCATACTCCGATCCGAAGTGAACCTGACAACATGCCTATACAAATGTATACCCCCGGCAAGTGAGTAACCTGCCTCACCAACATTAAGACATACCGAGACCCGAAGTGATCAGTGATGATCAGGGAATAAGGATTCCCGTGCGTGAGGAAAATAAATGAAGGGGGGAGGAGCGACCGGACCCCGTACCCCTGTATATATGGGACTCCTAAGCCACACCCACACCCACCCCAACTTGACTTTCACATTTCCCCACCTATATTCTTGTAAACAAGTAACCATTCTATTTTGGGGAAACATGCAACCGATAAGAAAACTCAACAAGAAGAAGCTCATCAGGCTTCAGGAGGACTATGAGCAGGGCATGGGTTCACAATCGAACATAGCGAAGCGATTTGGGATTAGCAGGGCAAGGTTATGGCAGATTGCTAAGGAGTTTGACTGGGAGTTTGGGAGTAAGCGTCAGGCGGATTTAAAGAGGTTTTCTGAGATATCTTCAGCGAGACTGAACTCACAACGTGTTGAAGCGGTAGAGTCTCATGCGTTAGAATTACAGCAGTACAGGGAAGACCTGGATAGTGTTAAGTCTATTGAGGAAGCGGTTCTTTTAGAGAAGAAGGTTCATATTTTAGAGAAGCTCATTAAGAGTGAGAGAACGGCTTTTGGGTTACCGAATGAGATACGGCATGTTGAATCAAAGCAGGATGTGAATATACGTGTTGAGGACATGTTGAAGACGCTTGAGGCGAAGAAGAAGGAGATCACGTATGAGGTTCTCCCTGAGCAAGTAGGATGGATTGATAACAAGATGGAGAAGCATGAGACCGATATTAAACAGAGATTACTCACGAATGAACAAAACCGAGCAGAAGTATGCGAATCACCTGTATAGCTTGTATGAGAATAGAGAAATAGTCCGTTATGATTTTGAGCCTTTTGGGTTGAGGCTTTCTGAAGAGAAGTGTTACTACCACCCCGATTTTCTAGTCACCTACCAGGACAAGTTTGAGATACATGAGGTAAAGGGTTTTGACCGTAAGGCAAAACGACCCCGTGTAGAGGATGATGCAGCCGTTAAGTTCAAGGTGGCAGCAGCATTTTACGATTTCTGGAATTTTCGTATGGTTTGGTATGATACGGAAAAGAAGATGTGGGACTCCAAGGTATTCAAACCGGGTGACTGATTTTTTTCCTTTCTAAATCACATACACTATATACACCATCTACACTTTGAATGGACCCTGTAAGCTATCAGAAGTACCTCGATAGTCTTATCAAAGATGACGAGCTCTATTTTTACGAGTGTTTGAAGATCGTAGAGTTCGGAACCAAGCAGTTAATCCCGTTTAAACTGAATAATGTGCAGAAGATCCTGCACGATATGGCTGAAGTGCAGAAGATTGAGGATAACCATGTGCGTATGGTGGTTCTTAAGGCTAGGCGTTTTGGGATATCTACGTATATACAGGCCAGATTGTTTAAGAAATGTGCGACTCAGTATAACAAGACGGTCCATATAGCAACCCATGACAGGGCAACGTCCGACACTATGTTTCAGATGACCAGGATCATGGAGCAAAACTACCCGGAAATCATTAAGCCCGAAGTTATGTATAGTGGAAAACGGGAATTGATGTGGGCATCAGAGGAAGGAGGTGGTCTCAATTCGAAGTACGGTCTTAGTTCGGTTGGGGGTGCAGAGGTTCGAGGGGACGCTATCGACTTTTTACACTGTTCGGAGATCAGTAGTTGGGGGGAGAAGGCTAAGGAGTTCTCTATCGGGTTGCAGAACTGTGTGCTGTCAGGGTTTGAAACAGAGGTGTGGCTTGAATCTACGGCTAAAGGGGTAGGCAATTTCTTTTATGATGAGTTTTGGAGGGCTTGGGAGGGGAAGTCTGGGTTCAGAGCAGCCTTCTTTCCTTGGTTCATCTTTCCTGAATACTCTACGTTATTAACAAGCGATGATGTTCGTGATGATAAATTCCTAAATTCGCTAGGAACCGAACGCCGATACGGGGGGAGAGAGGAGCTGGACCTGTTAGGGGCAGAAAAAACCTACAAGACCACCTCTGGGGAGTATAAATTCACAATTACTGTGGAGAATATGAAGTGGAGGCGTAGATGTATTGATACTCAGTGCCAGGGGGACATCCTTATGTTCAACCAGGAGTACCCTGTTACGGAAGAATCCGCCTTTATTACTTCTGGGCGTTCCGTGTTTGATCTAAATGTCCTGAATAGGATGCTAATGAGGACGAATGAACTGTTTGAGACTAAACCCCCTGAAAAATATCGAATCCCTGTTAATGAATATAAGACCAACCTGGGGATTCGTGCTATGAAATACCGTTTAGACCCGGATGATCTAGGGGAATTAACGATATGGTCCCACCCAGTATCAGAAAGAGAGTACCGAATCGGGTGTGATGTCTCTGAAGGGCTCGAAATTAGTAACCGTGACACGGATTATTCGGTAATATCCGTGATTGAGGCTCAGACACTAGAGGAATGTGCGTTATGGAGGGGGAAGATTGACCCAGACTTGTTAGGGTGGGTGCTGACTACGATAGGGAAGTATTATAATGAGAGTTTAATCGGGGTTGAGCGCAATAATCACGGATTAACCACACTGACTTGTCTACGTAACGTGCATTCGTACCCGAATCTGTACTTTGAAAGGGTCCTAGATGAACGAACAGCCCGCAAACAGAAGAAACTGGGTTGGAACACCACTCTTAAATCGAAACCCCTTTTGGTTAACCATTTAAGGGAGCTCATCCGCGAGGAGCAGATAGAGATCCGTAGTAAAGAAATCATCCATGAGCTGAATTCTTTCTCACATCACCCGGATGGGAAGATGGGAGCACAGCAGGGAAGGCACGATGACTGTGTTATTGCTATTGGGATAGCAGTTATGATGGCTCAGCTCTACCCACCGTCTATGAGGGGTCGCTACCTTAAGGAAAAGGCAAAGGTAGACCGCACAATTCCTATCTTTGAGTACCAATAAGGCAAGATTTCTATACATTCTTTGCCTTTTATATACCCCTGTTATGTATTTTAACCCACTATATTGACATATTTTTGTGTTACAAGTATACAAGTAAGTATTATTGTGGACGAGGGTCCGATGTGTGGAAGTTGGTCTTAACTAAGGCTGAGCTCAATTAACTAACGCATAGGTCGGGAAACCTAAGTGGACCCTCGGTTCAT